ATACACGAAACAGGGCTAGGACGCTCACCAGTCGTACCCTTGCTGATGGTTAATGCACCAGTTGAGGAGAATGTGGAATTCAACGTGGCGGTTAATGCACCCGTTACGGCAGCAGTGCCAGTGACATTTAAAGCTGTGCCGCTCCATGTCAAGTTTGCAGAGTCAGCTAATAAGCCACTAGTGCTTGCAAAAGTAACACGACCACTTGTCAAGCCACTGTTTGTAACTGATGTTGCTGTAACTGAAGTGAATGCACCTGTAGTTGCTGTTGTAGCACCAACAGTACCGTTGATATTGATTGAAGCTGTTCCAGTAAGATTGGTGACAGTGCCACTAGAGGGTGTACCTAATACACCACCATTAACTACAACAGCACCAGCAGAGCCTACATTAACAGCTAAGGCTGTAGCTACACTAGTGCCTAAGCCGCTAACACCAGTGGAAATAGGAAGACCTGTAGCATTGGTTAGTGTGGCTGATGTAGGTGTTCCCAATATAGGAGTAACCAGCGTTGGGCTTGTGGCAAATACATTTGCACCAGTTCCAGTTTCATCAGTAAGTGCGGCTGCTAAATTTGCTGAGCTTGGTGTGGCTAAGAATGTAGCAACATTAGTGCCTAAGCCGCTGATGCCTGTTGAAACAGGAAGACCTGTTGCGTTAGTAAGTGTAGCTGAAGAAGGAGTGCCTAATGCGGGTGTAACTAATGTAGGACTAGTGGCAAAGACTAAAGAGCCAGTGCCTGTCTCATCTGTTACAGCAGCAATTAAATTTGAAGAAGAGGGGGTGGCTAAGAAGGTGGCTACACCAGTGCCTAAACCGCTGATGCCTGTAGCTACTGGAAGGCCAGTTGCATTAGTTAATGTAGCTGATGATGGTGTACCTAAAGCTGGAGTGACAAGTGTTGGGCTAGTAGCAAATACTAGTGAACCACTGCCTGTTTCATCTGTCACAGCAGCAGCTAAGTTAGCTGAAGAAGGGGTGGCTAAGAGGGTGGCAACGCCTGTACCTAATCCACTGATGCCTGTTGAAACAGGAAGTCCTGTAGCATTGGTAAGGGTGACAGAAGAAGGAGTGCCTAATGCTGGTGTCACTAGTGTTGGACTAGTTGACATCACTACATTGCCAGTGCCTGTAATGGCGTTGCTTACCAGACCTTTAGAAGCATCAGTAAACACAGCCTGAGAAGCTGTCAATGAAGCAGCATTAACTGTGCCAGTTAAATAAACATCTTTGAATTTAAGAGAAGCAGAACCGACATCAACAATGTTGGTTATCTTTGGGGTGATGGCAGCACTACCAATAACTACGTCTTGTGTTGGCCCAACCTTAGTAATGGGAGCGCCTTCAGCGGCAGTGCCATCATGTTTATGACCAGTGGACGCATTGAATCCTGCTACAATGGCATCGAATTCTCCATCCAAATCAGCAGCATTAATAATATTACCATCGGCAATATTGTTAGGCCCATCAGCACGAACATAACCCGTCATAATATTTCCTTATCTTCTATCATGCGTGGAGTATTCTAATGTAGCAGCATCCAACGAAAAGGCAGGATCTGTACTGTTTGAAACAAATTGAAGAGACACAGAAAAAGCAGACCCTACAACTTGCGTTTGAAACAATCTTTTAAGCCTGTCTCCATACACAGTTGTACCATATTTTGCTGTACTTGTGCCATAAAAACCAACACTTCCTGTATTATTAGAAAGGGTTATTGTCTCTGGTTGAATACTACCTCTATCATCAAAATCTAGCTTTAAATTCACTGAGGTTGTAACACTTCCTAATGGGTCAGTGTACAAGAAAAGTTTATAAAAAGTCTTCCTAACTCTGGGATCATTGATTGGAACATAGGGTGTAGCAAAGCTAGCTGTAATATTAGCACCATCAAAACTACTACCACTTTCCATTTGGTAAACATATCCATCTGTGTGAGCAAACACCAATGTTTCAGTTTGGTTTCTATAATCACCGTCTGCTACATAAGCCTTGATACCAGATGTTTCGCCCCATGCAATATTAGCTGTATTATCAGCAGTCATCTGTGTGCCTAAAATTCCTTTAGCTCCAGACGGGGTGATTTCACTATTGTAACCAAATATTCTATACTGAGATTTTTGTTTTATGACAACACTAGAAAAAGAAGAACTAGAAAAAATTAAATCAGTTGCTTCTTGTTGTATCACTTTAGAAACAACACCTAAGTTAAAGTCACCAGTTCTATCTGTTGCTCCCAATAGTCTTAAACCTTCTGCCCCTAAGAAAATAACATCACCACCAATTTCTTGTATTGTGTCGCTAGCAACACATCCTACATTACGTGTAATAGTTTGTAATACAAAATCAGCCGAGGTGTTACCAATAATTTGACTTATGCTTTTTTCTGTAAAAACAATAAGTGCTTCACGGAATACAATGATGCCTGTGATTGCTCCACCAATAGAAATGATTCCTGAGCCGTTGGCAACAGTAAAATCTGTGTCGGTGTACGGAGAAGAAAAAATAATTTTATCTCCTTTTGCAAACACTAAATGATTTTTATGAAAGGCAGCAAAGGAAACACCAAGCAAATCTGTAGTAGTATCTAATACTGTGTATGTAGTACCATCATAAATGAAAGGGTAGTTTACCCCATCAACACCAACTATTTTAGAAGCTGTACTTATTCTATATTTAGAAGTGCGGAGTTTTTCACTATCGCTATAATTAGAAGTTAACCAAGTTACAGCAGCATTATCAGCAGGGCTACTAGCTAAAGCAGGACTAATAGAAAGAGTGGCTCCACCCGATGTAACAGTTGCTGTAGTAAGCACTGTATACACTTTCTGCACACCACTGATAGTAAACGTATCGCCCACTTTTGGATTGTCTGTCAAACCGTCTACAGCAAGGCTACTACCAGTTTGACCAGCACCATTAACTAACACTGTTCCATAAGACGGAACATTTATTTTTGTCCAACCACTACCAGTGGATTTATATAAAGAATTATTTCTTAACGCTATTACATTGCCTTCCCAAGCAGCAACTCCTTTAATAAGTCCCGTACTCGCTGAAAAAGTAATGGCTGCTAGATCAGCAGGGCTAGTAGCTAAAGACGTATTTAAATTAAGTGTTGCTCTCTTATTAGCATTGTCATAAGAAACACTGTTAACAGAATAAGTACCAGCAACTCCTGCTATAGTAAACGTGTCGTTAACTTGTGGAGTTACAAAGATGTTAGCAATAACTAATGTTGTACCTGTCTGTCCACTACCGTGTACTTTAGGAAAACCATAAGGTGGCACTGTTGCGCTGTCATACTTAGCAAAGCCTTCTATTCTTTTATATCCACCATCAATAGAAGGCTCAAAGTTTTTTAATAAACGAGCACTGCCGGGAGCATTAATACCATGCTGTAAGGGAGATAGATTAGAAATTAATCCACCTTTAAACTCAAAAGCATATGTTTGCCAAGCGTCAGCCATTATCTAACCCTATCACCAAAGGCTGTAGCTTTGGTTGGTGTAATCATTCCAGAACGCATGTTGACATACCTGTTAACCAACATAGTACGCATGCGCTTAACGCCCTCATCAAACTTACCCTTAGCTAAAGTTGCTGCTTGTTCATTGCTTCTAAACAAGTAAGCATATAACATAGCACCATCAATAATCACATGCCTAAATCTTTCAGGCACTGTAGGTACATCTGAATAAACGGATAAATCCGCAGGGACTTGGTAATATTCATATACTAAAGTATATGCTTGATCTGGTGCATTCACAACACCAAGCTCTAAACTTGGCGCATGAAATACATATTCTGGTATTTTTCTTTTATTAGTTTCTGTTGTGTACTCTTGATCAACAAACCCATTTAAATAATCTTCATAAGAAATTAAAGTGAGCTTTTGAGTCTTAGTTCCAAAGCCAGTATTTTCTTTAATACGAAAAGAATCAAAATCAATTGTATTTGCATCTGCTGGAAAAGCATATCTAATTGTTCCAGCAGTTAGTGTTTGTTCTTTTACTTCATGATTAAAAGGCCACTCATAATGGACATGATTGATGTCTCTAATGGCAGCATTGATAGCATCTTTATTATGTGCATAAAATCCTGTAGCTGAAGCAAAGTTAGAAGAAGTGAGTTCAACCTCATTCAGTCTTCTATTCACTTCGTTTACAAGATCAAGAAAATTATATGCCATTATTATCTTTCACACTAAACCACTATTATAACATAATGTATAAACAAAAAAAGGGGCAACCTCTTTTGGAAGCTGCCCCTCGGTTTAGTTAGCTATTAAGCCAACTGTTCACGATCTACAGAAGCAGGGCCGACACGGTCTTGTGCATCAACAATCACAGCGAACACACGGAGAGAACCGGCGCTCAGTGTGGTGGTTTCAGTGACAAGCAACAAGTCCAAAGTGTCAGCAGCTTTAGTTACGATGGGATATCCGGCAGTGGCTGGTGTTGCATAATCACCCACAGACAGAGAACCAGTCACAGCAAAAGCTGAAACATAAGCAGCGGCTGTGACACCAGTAACGCCTAAGCTAACTGTGCAGCTACCAGTGACAGCACCAGTGATTTCAAAGCCAGCAGCCAACACAATGGATTGTGCGGGAATTTGCAGAGCTTCAATTACGTCAGTAGCAGCAAGGGCAGAACCCTTTGCTGTTACAGCAGCAGCCAAGTTGATGGTGTTTTCCACCACATAAGGCATGTTACGAATGCTGCGGCTAGGTTGTGTAGCTGCGCCAACAGAGTTAGAGAGAGTGGTAATAGTTGCCATTTATGTTCTCCTTAAGCGGCGTTGTATTTAGCAGTGACAATACCTTCGGGGCGCAAAATCTTACGACCATAAAGGTGCATACCACGCACGATGTCAGCAAAGCTATCGGGATCACGATAGGTTTCTGTTTTGGTGATTTGCTGAGCGGTTGCAACAGCAGAATCATGACCAGCAACGATCACGCCGAAGTTGGAGTTTTGATTAGCAGTACCAGTAGTACCAGCGCCCGTTCCAATTTTGGGAAGGTTGTTAGACACATAGACTTTGAAGCCATGCAGATTGTTGATGATCAAACCATTTTGCAAGCCTGAGCCACCGAAGTCGCTATTCAACAAACGGCTGTCTTCATCTTTCAACAGTTCGACAAACACGGGGTCAACCACCAACCAACGACCACTGGAATCAACAAACTGTTGATCCAACAGACGACCCATACGAGCAATCACCATCAAAGGAGAAGCTGTAGCGGTAGGCATAGCAGTAACACCGGGCAAACGAGCAGCCAAAGGAATGGAGTGATCACCAGCAGAAGCTGTGGTGATGTTACCAAAGTCACTTTTCTTCAATACCATGCTTGACAACAGTTCGTTAGAACCTGCTTCAGTCAAAGCTTTAGTACCGGGATAGGTGGTACGAGCAGTGCCTGCATTTGTATGCTTGGCAGACTGTTGATAGCCAGACAAATAGCCTAATACGTCTTGGTCATACTGGTCACGCAAGCGATAAGCTGCACGATCAGATGCCATCTGCATAAAGTTTACGTGGGAATGAGCGGCTTCGATGTCGTCAATCTTAAAGGCATAGTAGTTAGCCTGATCAACAACCAAAGTGAAGTCTTCGTCATTCAGGTCTTGTGCAGTGATTTGTGTACCACGGGCATAAGACTGAACAGAAACTTCAGGCTCTTTGATGATTTTAACAGAGTCGCCCATGTTGGCGATTTCGCCAAAATAGTCGCTATTAGTAATAGCTTCGACTGTAGATGATTTGCGGAAAGCAAGTTGAACCTGCTTGGAATAAATTACTGGGCTAAAATTACCGTTGGGTAAGTTATTATAGCCAGTTGCCTTTGGAAATGCCATGATGTATCCTCCTAAGATATTGATAGGGCATATAATTAAATACGCTCACACAACTACAGAGGCTGATATTATTAGGTGTGTAGTGGAGACAACCGCCGCTATCTCTTCTACAGGCTAATAAACTTACAGGTGATTCTGACAGTTTACTTGCTTTGCGTTACATATTAGATGTTTGCTTAAGGTGGTTATAGCGAATAACGGCTTAAGTAAACTGGCTACCGAAGTAGCCGTGTTTAAAGTTATAACATTACTTTTGTATTTGTCAACTATTATCTAGCGTTACCGCTAATATCGTATACAAATTTACCAGACTTAATGGCTTTAGAAATGGCTTCTTGATTAGCTTCATACTGATGTGAGTTCATTTGATTGACCACAGACTCATAAATAACACCATCTGTATCTACATCAGCAGGGGATGATCTACTTCCTCTAGCCCCTACACTAACCTCAGCGCCTTTATTAGACTCTCTAGTCTTAGTCTTTGTAATACCTTTGTCTACTTTATATAGATCAATGGCTCTAGCAGCCGCCTTTGCGTCTGTGTCATTTTCATACAAAGCCTGTTGTACCCATTTTGGTTGTTCTTCTACCCAATCATGGAATTCGTCTGTGTCCCGAATCTTATCAAAGTCAGGGTGCAAACGCAGAAGCTCACCTTCAGCTTTGTCTCTAGCTGTCTCAAGTTCTCTTTCATCCAAAGAACGTAGACGTTGTTCAATTGCTTCAGACTGTTCTTTAGCTTTCTTCATAGCAATAGATTCAACAATCTTAGCTACGTCTGGGTATTGTTCAGCCCAAGCAGAAAGCTCTTCTTCTGTTTTAGGCAGCTTGATTTGATTGGTTGTGCTCTTTTGAAGCTGAGACTTCAGTTCATCAATCTGTGTTTGAAGCTGTGTTTGTTGCTGCTGAGAATGTCTACGCAGATCTCCATAACGCTTCTTAAATGTTTTTTCCTCTGAAGATAAGTTGGAATCATCTTCCTCTTGTTTCTTCTCGCCTTTGTTTGCTTCTTGCAGTTCTTTAAGTTCTGCCTCTTCTTGCTCAATCTTTTCATTATTGGCGTTACGTTTGCCAAAGGGGGAATAAGCTTTTACTTCTTGTTTCTGTTCTAAAACAACATCAGTCATAAATACCTCTATAAGTTGGGGCTAGCTGTTGCCGCCATATGCGGGGAGATAGGTAGCCAATAATGGTGGGTGTTATAAATATCGACCAGCCCACCTCTGGTTACGATGTGTTGATTATATCACATTTTTTTCTTTGCCATAAGCCCACCTTTAGCCATAGCTGGTTCTGTAGTTGGTGTGAAATATGGAGATAAGTTTTTCATAAACTGTTGGTCATTCATAGTTCCGGCAGGAGGAGGAGCTTGAAGGGATACCTGCTGTTGTGGCATATCATTTGTAGCAACTCCTCCCATAGCCATTTCAGTTTCAGAAGCCTCTTCTTCCTCTTTAGGAATCTCTGCCATAATACTATCAATGGTTTTAGAAAACTCATCACCATGTAAAGCTTCTGGATTTTCAACTTGGTCAGCATTACCCATCTGACCAATCTCATCCATCTTACGCAAACCTTCTTTGGCTAAGTCACGAATTTGCATAAGTCTTTCTAGACCAACATAGCGAACAACATCAGCAGGAAAAACAAACTCACCTTCGCTAAGCTTGGCACTGATATCATCTCTCACTTCATTCTGCATAGCGCCGGGAGGCACTTCATTACCGCTAACTGGATCTACCGTCCCACCTTGATCAGGCATGCCGCCTTCAGCCAATAAGCGTTGTGTTTCGTTGTTATACATTTACTTCATCCTTTAAATATTTTAAGCGGCGTAATGCAGCAATAGCTCCTTGTGCTTGATAGATGTCTTGTATATCCTTTGATTGCTCCAGCTTCTTATGGCAGGAATCAATCTCATGATCAAGCATTTCTAAGAAAGCTTCCCATTGATTGTTTGTATTTACAAACGTCTTAAGTTTAGATAGGTGGGGCTTGGACATTTCCACTAAATCCTTGTTCTTGTGGTGCTGGAGGGGTTCCTACACCAATATTACCACCACCGCCACCTGTCATATCAGCAACTCCGGGAGGCCCTGCAACGCCCTGTGGGGGCTGTCCTGCTGCCTCTGGTGGAGGAGTGGGAGAGTTTTGCTGCATCAATACTGCTTGACGCATAGCTTCATCCATGTTGTTAGTCACCTTGTCTGGATCTAAGTCCATGCTCTTTGCAATTTCTCTAATGATGTAAGGGAACTTAGCAAAAGGCATCAATGAAGGTTGGCTAGCTATCTGCAAGAATTGCATCAAGCGTTGGCTTCTAACTTCATTAGCCATCAAGCTCTCTGTGCCTTTTGCGCTAACTTCTAAATCACCTTTGATCTCTGGATCAAAATCAAATTGCATATTGAAGTTGAAGAAAGCTTGACCAATAGGCCCAAGCAAATAATCATCTAAGTTTTTAATAACAGTTTTAATACTACCGCTTGCAGCATTCATCAACATACTGATGCCACTAGCTGTGCGTCCTACACCAGAGACACCTGTCTGTCCGTAAGAGAAAGCAGGAAGACCTGTAGATTCATCAGCAAGTTGTCTAGCTTTATCAAACAGTTGTAAGTTTTCTTGTGAGACATTGGGAAACTTTGTACCGAACAAAGCTTGACCCGGAGCACCACCCTGTCTTCTAAACACTTTGCCGGGATAGACAGATAAGTCTTGACCGGGAACAAGGTTGGTTTCATCAACCTCAAATACAAGGTTGCCAGAAAGAACCGCATTATCCACTGCCATACGCATGAAACCATTCATTAGGGTTTGGGTGTCGTCCATGTTTTCAGCGACACCTACACCTGCTAGAGAGTAGGGGTTTAGTTCATATGGCACAGCATAATAGGGTATCTTTGCTGGCTTAAACGGATTGAGAACAAGTCTCAAAATCTTTCCATTACAGAACCAAATGTTTGCTTGCAATTCGCCAGCATCCATCATATCTTCTGGAACAGTAATATCATTCTCTTCAAGTAGGTCAATGTCTACATTGCCCCAGTATTCCAACACTTCAAAGCGTTCAACACCAAAGTTTGGTGTGTAGTCTCTGAGGTCGTCTTCCCAATATTTTTTAACATATCCTTCGCCTTCAGCTATGATTTGATCAATCACATTCTCTCTGAAGTGAGGACGCTTCTTCAACGCTCTAAGCTGACTACGGCTCATCTTATGGCGTTCAATAACATACTGACACTCATCAGTGTTAGTTGCGTCTGGATCCCAATAGAAGTTCCAAAGGGAAACATGAGAAGCTTCTGGTACAGTTTTAATCAATGGCTTATACGCACCGGCTTCATCCCAGTTTGCATATTCTTTATTAACAGCAAATGGGCCTTTCATAACGCCAGTACCAAACAAAGCCATCTCAAAAGCTGTAGATCTCAAATGCTTAGAAGCACCTGTCTCATCAAGCTGATCGTGTATTTTCTTTTCCATCTTCTTAGCTGCAACAGTGACAGGACTAAACGTCATAGAAGAAGGAGTCACTCCAGCCCCTGCTTTTAAATTAGGTAGGTCTTTGAGATCGTCTTTCATAGACCCCAACATTTGTTCAAGTGTGTCTAAGTCAAAACCTTTTGGAATGTTTGCGCTGTTCTCACCAAAAGGAATTTCAGTTGGCATGGCAGGAGCAGCACCAGCAGCAGGGGCTTCTTTAGGATCTGAATGTACATCAGCCAATACACCGTCTGGCAACACTGTTGGATCTACACTAAGAGGGAATTTATTATTTGAGAACAACACTTCTGCAATTTGGCTATAGGCAGCTAGCGTTTTTGTCTTAGTAACTTTAATAAAGACACGGGACTTTTCAGTTTCTGTGAATTGAACATCAGGGCCATAGATGCCTCTGTAGTTTCTATAAGCACGTAGCCAACGGCTTTCATCTGCCCGTCTGCTTTCCTCTGACCTTGTATATCGTTCTTGTATGTACGCAATTAAACTGTCGCCAGAGAAGCCCTCATCGTCTTTATTCTTTACGTCTTCTAAAGCTAGGGTTTTATCCCCAAGCATTGGTTTATTCTGTGCCATGTTGTTCCTTAATATCCAAATAATGGGTCGGAAATTCTAATTCCAGATGTTTTAGAAGATGCTGGATTGTAATCAAATACACTACTACGAGGTCTACTCATAACACCATATCTAATGGCATCATATAAGTGATCTTCACCTTTTGTATCTACGTCCTCTGGCTTCTTCTTGTCCAGTTGGATGATAGGAAGCTGAGCAATTACGTTTGTACAGTTGCTTGTTATAACCATTCTTGGTTGTTCTGTAAATGGGTCATGTTGTAGTCTTCTGTGCAGTTCGTTCTTACCTGACACCCTACTACCAGCACTTCTATCCGCTGGCCTCCACCTACAGCCCTCCATAATCATCTGTTCAGCTAGTGAAGGCCCTGTGTCTCCACGCTTATGCCAACAACTACTGTCCAAAACACCATATCTAATACCACCATCGTGCTCTTCAGCCCTCAATATCATGTGGGCAAGGTCTTTAGCTAGCACTTTGCTAACATAAAGCTCTCTGTATATCACCAATTGCTCACTTGGGGTGACAGCAAACCACACAACAGCACTAAAACTACCATATCCGTAGTCACAAGCCCTAAACTTTGTCCAGTTTTTGGGGATATCAAAGCTATTTACTACATGAACAGCCCTGTTAAACTCAGGAAACGCTGCTCCTTCTGCTACATCCCAGTTACCTTCAAGCAATTGCTTGCGTTGGTGCTCTGGCAAGGACAACAACATGGTTTCATAGTCACCACCATCAGCTAAATAAGGGTTATCTGACAGCATTGCGGGGATAAACCTCCGCTTAAACAGTGGTTGACCCTCTCTGCTGTGTCCTACAGGGTAAGATAGGGTCTTTCCTGTCTCAACATCTGTAGCCCAGAAGGATTTACCAGCAGGGGCAGGGTCAATAAACATCTTCTTAACCCAAGAATGACCCGGCCCACCCGGATTCGTTGTTGCTCTCATGAAGATTGGTAGATCTGAGGCAGGGGTACGTAAGCGAGAACGCATATAGTTCCAAGCAAACGGCGTGTGCCACTGCGTCAACTCATCAAAACCAATCCAACTAAAAGCTAAACCCTGATATCTCAATACGTCTTCATCTCTATCAAGGTAAGACATCCAAAGCCTAGCTCCACTAGGAGCTTGCCATTGCATCTTTCTCTCACTCCACTTAATATTGGGATATATTTTGGGATATATCTCTTGGCTCTTCCAGATAAGTTCCCTAAGTTCCTCAGTGGTGTGGCGTAACAATAGTCCTGAAAACTGTGGATGACCAAAATATCTAAGAGGGTCTGCTAACATGGCATAACTTTTACCACCACCAGCAGCACCCCCGTATAACACTTCCCTTTCTGCTGAAGCCAAGAAAACAGACTGCGGCCCTGCATTAGGTTTAAAAATTACATTCTGATATTCTTCTTCACTTTTCAGTTTTGTAGAAACTGTCTCTAATTTCTCTGTAGTGTTCTGTTGCAAAGTAGCTGTCTTCTGTGCAGCCAACTCTTCTTTCGTACTTCTCCGCTTTCTCAAGGGCTTCTTTGTACCTGTTGGCGAGGAGACGATATGTTGTAGATCTTCTTTTTTGGGACTGTTCATTCTTTATTCTAGCTTCCAAAGAGGATGGGCCAATATATCTACCAGTTGCTGTTGAAAGCCAAGCTGCCACTTTCGTTAAGCTGTATTGCTTTAAATACTTCTTAGCCTTTTCTAATGCTTCTAACTCAGAAGGTATTGGTGTAAGCCACCCATCTTCTTCTTCACTAAGCTTATAACCAAAAGGTACTGTGCGACCAAGCTTTGGAATGTCTATATACTTTTTTTTCTTTATGTCAGGCTGTGGCAATATCCACTTGCCTATACCCCTATCAGTCATCTACCTGCTTTTCCTTGGCAGGCAATATCATAACACCACCACTAGACTCAACCTGCACTTTGTCTGTCTTAACAAAGCCAGCCCTGTCTAACAAGTCTTTGGCAGCGTTTAGCTTGTCTTTAATGCCTAGTTCTGTTGGGGAATTAATACCACCCACCATAGCCACAGCCGCTCTTGGGGCATTCATGGCAATGTATAGCTGTGTAGCTTCAATGATTTCTTCTTTGAGATGGTTTGTTAAAAGCCGTGTGCTATAGCCTCTGGAAAAACCAGCTAAGTTTTTGGCTGTGGTGATGTCTCCAGCAGCTTCAGTGAATAACACTTCAAGAAACTTCTTATGTTGTTCTGTTAGTTCTTTAGCCATTGTCTTTCCTTATATATTCTTATATGTTTCTGTTTCTTCTTCTCTAACACATCTAAACTGTACTTCTGGATTCAATTGTTTGTTCATCATCTCAAGTTCTAGAGATTTATAATAAGCCACTTGTAAACACGCTTCTATAGTTTCATGCTTTGTTCTTGGCCTATCCACTACAGGGATACATGGCTGCATAGGAAAACAAAGTATAAACTCTATTAGAAACATACCCACTCCATATAGTTACAGTTTTCTTATTGGGTCAAAATATTCTTCTACCGAAATAGTGACATCAAAATTGCCTGTGCTGTCTGTAAAACACACTAGTTTGTCACCTTGATGCAAGGACAAAGAACTTGTGTTTGTTAGCACAAAAGCACTATTAGCGCCCATCCTATATGTTCTTAATAGATATTTATAAGAAGCGGTTTCTTGGTGATAAAATTGTATAGAAATATCTTTGTTAGCAGTTGCACCAGAAGACACAAGTAAAAAACTAACGATGGCAGAAAAATTATTCGGACACTGATACAACAACTGAGCACTAGCACCAGCGGCTGTAGCTGTTACATTAATTGACTCTGTTGTAAATTTACTTGCGTCTTTTGTTGGCATTATTTTTTCTTCTTTGTTACTGTTTTCTTCTTTACCAGCCCACCCTTTTTCATAGCTTGTGGCTCTTCTTCAGCGTAGTTCTTTGTCTTTCTAGTGCCGGGTCTATAAGCACCTCTTGGATCTCTCAAATCTACGTTTATAGGTGTTGTAGTTAAAGTGGGAGCAGGCGCAGGCGCAGGAGCAGGTTTAGGCGCAGGTTTAGGCATAAAATTTGGATCAGAGTCAGTGCGAACCATAATAGTCTTTCTTTATATTATTTCTTCTTCAGCTTAGAAGCCTCAGACAAAGCAATGGCAATGGCTTGTTTTGGGTTCTTAACAACTTTACCGCCTTTGCCACTATGCAACCCTTTTGCTTTAAACTCATGCATAACTTTACCAACTTTGGCAGTTTGTTTGGGTGTTAGTTTTGTTGCCATCATCAATCCTTTGTAATAGGCCCACCAGCTTTCCAAGCATCACATGTTCTAGCAGCAGCACATGTAAACTGGAACAAGTCACAATATCCTAAATCAGCAGCAGCTACAAACTGCTCATCAAAGGATAGTTCATTCTTACCCTCATCTTTTTCAAGACCACTAATAATACATTCCATCATTCTGGGAGTTTGAATAAAGGCAGCACAATTACCACACTTCATATTCTTTATCTCTGAAAGAGGGGCTTTGTACATTTCCACTTTCAGTTTCCAAAATTCTGTATTCTTAGCAGAAGGATCAGGAGGCCCATAGCCAAAATCAGCAAAGGCTATGTTCCTGTTCTTTAGGTTCAACTCAATGCTTTGTGTAGAAGCAGGGCAAACCTTCTTAGTGACTAAAGCCATCTTAGCACTTACCCTTAGCCATACCACCTTTAGCCATCTTACCTTTGCCATCAGCAGCAAAAGCTGGTATTTTCTTACCATCTTTTTCAACCATAGCCATACCACCAGTAGCCATTTTAGTTTTTGCTTTGGGCTTAGCAACACCAATCATGATGGCAACAGCAGGAACCTTAGCCCCTTTGTCTTTCATCATTGTCTTATCCATAGAGCCGCCTTTAGCCATTTTCTTAATTGCGTGTTTCATTTTATTTATTCCTTATTTCTTTTTAGACATAGATGCTTTTTTAACAGCACCACCCTTAGCCATCATCTTGGTGGCTTTGTTTGTAGCTGTACGGCCCCCCTTAACAGGCATACCACCCTTAGCCATCTTGGTGTCTAAAGATGTAGGCTTCATTTGCTTATAAGCTTTTTGTTCAAGCTCAACAGCTTTGTCTAAATACATATTTCTAACATCCTGAGGCAGGGTTTTATCCTTAGCCTTCTCTCTATATTTTGCCACCATCTCTGCATCTGTTGCCATGATTATTTCCTTTTATCTTTACCCATATACACTGCATTATAAGCAGACATTTTCTTTTTGACCATACCACCCTTAGCCATTCCTGTTCCTTCAGCACCAGTTGGATTTTTTGGGTCTGCTCTAACGCTGCCCATAAATTCATTATCACTGCCATTCTTTGGCTTACTCTCTGAAGACAGGGCAGCAGCGCCAGCGGCAACAACACCAGCAGTGCCTGCTCTAACAAGAGTACGATCAGCGGCTCTTTGAATGGCTGCTTCTTTTGATGTTAAAGCAGCACCTTTAAGACTAGAGGTGTCTGAGCCAAGTTTCTTTAAGTCGTCTATAGTGCTTGAACTTCCACGCAGAGAAGGCATGCTGCTCCATTTAGTGCCAGAAATACCGCCACCAGAACCACCACCTTCTAAAGGCTGTTCATCTAAGCCTTTTCTACCAGCTTTACTTGTAGCCATTATTTACCAAACTTCTGTTTCTGACCTTTAGGGGGTTGTTTAACACTACCACCACTTCCAGCCCAAAGCTCCTTATCAGCCCAATAAGCAGCACTCATCTTACCCTTCTTAATATTCTCAGCATGTCTAGCTTTAAAACTAGCTCTTGCTTCTGGAGAATAATTGTGTCCCATGTTGGCATCGCCAAAGTGAATCAGTTTTACCACAGATCCTTCTTTTGCAAGCACCATCATTTTCTTTTCTGGCTTATCTGATTTCTTAGGCTTATTATACCCTTCAAAGGTTTTGCCTCTGTATTCTATTGTCATCTATATTTCGCTACCTTTCTTGCTATAGCCTTTGGTTGAGCAACAAATTGTTTACCCTTCTTGTTGCCAGCAGCCTTGGCTTTGTTGGTGGCTGCTTTCTCTTGTGGAGACAGTCCCTTCCAAGCAGCTTCTGGGAGATAACGCTTCTTCCCTTCAGAAGGCTTACCATCGCTGGTAGTCCACTTCTGTTTAGACCATTCTTTTAAGGACTTTTGAGAGGATTTAAGAGCCATCGCCGTAACTCCCAAAAGCTTCAAGATATTCTACAGCACTACGCAACACTACAGTGCTGTCTTTAAACATTCCTAATGCACGGTTGCATTGTTTGCAAAGCACACCCCGAAACTCCCCAGTATGATGATTATGATCAATAGCGCTTTCTGATAAGGCTACTTCATCATGACAAATAGCACAGCACTTCTCTTGTCTCTCGTACTTATCAACAAGTTGTTCTGGTGTTATATTGTAACGAGTGCAGCGCTTTGCTAATGTCCAACTATCTTTAGCTCTATATTCTTCAACCTTGTCAGGATTGTCATCAACCCATTTACGATGGTCTGAATACAAACAACTATTACAATAGCTTTTTAATAGGTGTGATTGGGAACCGCCCCTGCTCCTAAAAAGACTAAGCTCTTTTTCTTTATCACATTTAGCACAGACTTTTGTTAGATTAATCACGGTAGCCGCCGCCTTTTGCTTTATATTCCTTAGCAACAATTTGACTTTTTCTGGCCGACCACTCGCCCGGATCGCCACCCTTTGAACCAGCCTTCACCTTAGCCACCAATGCTTTTCTCATTGTAGGCTTTGTATAATTGCCAGCAGCATTAACCGTAGATTTCTTAGCCATATCTGTTTCCTTTTCTGTCTCTCCAACCTTCAGCTTTCATAGCCTCTTCAACAGCATTGAGGGGAAAGTAAAAGCCAGTATTCTTTTCCAACGCAGCCCTAACAAAGTAAACATCGCTGTGTGGTATGTGTATATTGTCTAGACTTCCTCTGTTCATTGCCGTATAAACATCAGAAACAACCGAATAGGGTTTTGAAGAAAACAATCCAGCAGAGACAACTTCATCTCTGGTTGATAACAAACTTACAGATGGCTTCTTCATATTATTTTTATAGGTTATAAAAGGTTGTATAGATAACAGTGATACATGGTTTATAGGCTTTATATGGACAGTCGAAGTTATAAATTGGTTGACATATATATTAATATAAATAACTATAAGAAGAAGTAAATAGATAAGTAGCTATTATGAAGCTATTATAAATTATATTATATTGTATGTGTGTAGACTTACAACTATTATATCTATTATAACACTATAAGCTTTAATTAACTATATAGATCTTTATCTACCCCCCTACCCCCCATTAAAGCGTAGTGTTACACATGGTAACACTTCTTGTCAAGCTTTATTTTTTATTCTTCATCTAAGTAAGGCCACACAACAACAGGAGTTTCAATGCCTACATAGGCTCCTTCAACATTAAACTCAATGAAATCAATAGCATCTCCATATGGCATACCATCTTTACTAAGCATAGTTGCCATCTTGTTCCCATCATAGACCAGCACATCAACTTTGCTGCCCTCTCTCCAAATGCTTGCCATACCCATAATGGCTTCATCAAACCCATCAGCTTTTAACATAGATGTTCTCCTTTAGTAGTAGTGTAGCATATGTTATATTAACATGCAAGCAAAGCTTTGTATGGACAGGGGAAGTAGTGATGTAGGACAAAGCCCCCATAGAAGGCTTTAAAGGGGCATAGGAGAAGTTTTATTTGTTGGTGAAGGGGTGTGCTAGGGTATGTATAGATAATCGCTTTAAATGCGGTTTCCCATACATGGATGTGTAATGTATACTTTATTACTACATAGTCAATTTTCCCCTTCTGTGGGCTTGGGCATATACAGATAGCGCCATACCCCCCCGTGTCCCACGCCCAGCCCCGCCTGCGGCGGCGCACTGCGGCGGCGAGCGAGCGAGTGCGAGAGCATAATGCCAGCGCCATGCGTGAGTGTTATGCAGGTGAAGTATTCTACTCATGATCAAAAAAGATCAATGAATTCAAAGACATATAAGATCTTGAATACTGATTGAAAATCGACTATGAGCAAAAAACCAAATGATAATGCGTTATCATTATCAACATAACGTAATACTTTAGTGGTGGTATATCCATCTACCACTGTAAGCCTATCCAGTATTCCAAAGTGTTACAGGGTTTACCCCAATTGTCGAAGAGTTTTCCACAGGGTTTCCACAGTCTAAAAAGGTGGCGATAACAAGCTGTGGATAACATCGACTTTGCTTTGATATTTTTTAATCGCTTTTTATATGACAACTCTGTTGGCATAATAAAAAGCTAAAAATATCAAAGATCTGCGAGCATGCGCCCAATCCCATGTCTTTCATTTAACATAAAAAAATTACCTTTTAAACGGAGTGAAAAGGGTAATTTTTTTATTTTTAAGTTAAATGAAAGACATGAAGGAGAAAACGATGGGAAAATTTGCTTACTCAATTTCGCTGGTTTTCAAGGCTTGGCTTTGCTTAGCTGGTGCTGTGTATCTACAATTGACTGGTGGTGATGACACTACACTGCTCACTGTGGCACTGCTCAGCTTCCTGTTTTTGCCTTTGGCAATAGTTGCTGAGAACCAAGCATAAGGGTTTTCCCTAATTGCACTGGTCAGATCTTCATCTAACATTGAAAACGTCAACGGCGATTTTGCCACACTTCCTGAAAGGAAACACAATGTTCAAGCTCTCAAAGACTTCTAAACTCGGTACATATTCATGGAGCTTACAAGCTCTTACCACTTGTCCAGCTTCGCTGAAAGATGATGGCACTTTGGTTGATGCTTGTAAGGGTTGCTATGCAACTACTGGCTTTTACTTCATGCCAGATGCCATTGCTCTGAGACAAGCCAATCAGGATGATTGGAAACGTGATGGTTGGGTTGCTGACATGGTTGGTGCTTTGAAAAAGCAAAGCCATTTCCGTTGGTTTGACAGTGGTGATGTTTATGCCCTGCCTTTGGCAGAGAAGATCTTTGAGGTAATGCTTGCCACTCCCAATGTGAAACATTGGTTGCCTACAAGAATGGCTAAATTTGCTAAATTTGCAGATGTCATTCGGAGAATGCAAGCTTTGCCAAATGTAATGGTTAGGTTTTCAAGCGACAGCATCAATGGTGTTTACACCAAAGGTGTTCACGGCTCGGTGATTTGCCATGATGCTGACAGTGTTCCTGAAGGAACAAAGCTTTGCGAAGCTTACTCAAATGGTGGTAAGTGTGGTGATTGCAGGGATTGCTATGACAAGGAAATTGAAGTGATTGCATACCCTGCTCATGGCAAGAAAATGCACAAAGTGATTAAGCTGTCTGTAACAGCTTGATGACATTGCGTAAAGCCCCTTTAAAGGGCTTTGCAGAGTGCCATCGTGTCTCTTCATAGGGTGAAGCCCTGCTGTGAAGCAAAGCTTCATTC